AAAGAAAATATCCAAAGTGCGTCCCTGCTGCCAAAGCAGCAAGCATGACAGACTCCCAGAGACGGAGTGCCGTTGCAAGGAAAAGAAGTAGAGCTCAAGGTGTTGGTGGTAAACCAACTAATGTTGCAACATTTGCTAAAAGAGATAGAAAAGCACTAGGAGGGATAATATGAAAATGCCAAATACAAAATATACAGGTAGTTTTATAAAAGGTGGTCCTGGAGAAAATCAAAGTTATAAAAAATATTACGGAAAAATGCTTCAAGGTTTTAAAAGAGGTGGTGACGTAATGCCTAAAAGAAATAAAAAAAATTTTAGACCTACTGAAAAAGGAGCAGGGATGACTCAAGCTGGAGTTAAGGCTTATAGAGCAGCAAACCCTGGTTCTAAATTAAAAACAGCCGTGACGGGTAAAGTAAAACCTGGATCAAAAGCTGCAAATCGACGTAAGTCGTATTGTGCAAGAAGCGCAGGACAAATGAAAAAATTTCCTAAAGCAGCAAAAGATCCTAATTCTAGACTACGTCAAGCTAGAAGAAGATGGAAGTGTTAGATAGATTTATTTATAAATGTTTTTCTAAACTTGATGATGCAGTTTCTTTTGTAGAAACTTATGTTATTAAAATTTCAGAATGGTGTTGGCAAACAAGATCAAAAATTTTAAGAAAGAAACAAAAAAGAAAATGAAAAAAGCTATATTACAAGCATTAGAAGACAGATATAATGCACAAATTTCTGAAGCAGACGCAACCATTAAAATTTATTTAGATCACAGTGTGGGTATCGGAGAACATCCACAACACATTGATGAAATAGATAAGTTAGTTGAAAAAATTGCTAATGCAGAGGAAAAATTAAAAACATTAAAGGAGTTTAAAATATGAAAAAAGCAAAAGCAAAAATAAAAAAAGTAATTAAAGGTTTGAAAAAAGCATCTAAGTTACATGCTGGTCAAGCTAAGACATTAAAAGGAGTTATCGGTGGCAGATCCAAAAAAGGGAACAGGTAAAAAACCAAAAGGATCTGGTAGAAGATTATACACAGATGAAAATCCTAAAGATACAGTTGGTATAAAATTTGCAACACCGACAGATGCTCGTAAAACAGTTGCTAAAGTTAAAAAAGTATCCAAACCTTTTGCAAGAAAAATACAAATTTTAACTGTTGGAGAACAGCGTGCTAAGGTTATGGGTAAATCAAAAGTTGCTGCTATATTTAAAAAAGGGAAAGAGTCAATAAGGAGAAATAGAAATGGATGAATATGTATTAATAACAAAAATACAAAAAATGTTAAAAGAACGTTACCAACAAGTTGGTGATACTATGGTAAGTGGTGGTGTTGACAGTATGGAAAAATATAAGTATATGTTAGGACAGGCACACGCCTACCAATTTATTTCAGGGGAAATATCCAACCTGCTAAACAAAGGAGCTACGAATGGAAAAGACAGAGAAGGCAAAGTCGTCGATATTGGAAAAGACAGAAGTCCTAAAGCATAAAAATGCTTTGACAGAAAAATACGAAAAAGAAAATAAAGATCAACATCAAAAAGAAGTTGATGGCTACGAACGTTTAAAGACAAAAGAAACTTCAAAATTACCTAAACCAACAGGTTGGAGACTTTTAGTTTTACCTTTTAAGATGCCAGAGAAAACTAAAGGTGGATTGTATCTTGGACAAGATACTTTAGAAAGACAACAAGTTGCATCTACATGTGGACTCGTTCTTGAGATGGGGCCACATTGTTATGATAAAGAAAAGTTTCCCGAAGGACCATGGTGTAAAAAAGGAAACTGGGTTGTTTTTGCAAGATACGCAGGCAGCCGAATACAAATCGATGGCGGGGAAGTAAGATTGCTAAATGATGATGAAGTTTTAGCAACCATCGATAATCCCGAAGATATCTTTCATCAATATTAACATAGGAGCATACTATGCAAGACACAGACAAACCAGTTGACATAGATACATCCGGACCAGGTGCCGAAGTAGAGTTAGATTCAGTTAAAGAAGAATTAATTGAAGAAGCTGTAGTAGAAGATAAAACACCAGCGGAGGATAAATCACATGAAAACGAACGTGAAACAAAACTTGAAGACGGTGGTAGCGCCGATGACGCAATTGCGAAATCTAATGAGCCAACTGACGTTCAAGCTAATGAAGAAAATACAGAAAAGAAGAAAGAATTAGAAGAATACTCTGAAGGAGTAAAAAGAAGAATAGCTAAATTAACTAAAAAAATGCGTGAGTCGGAGCGGAGAGAAGAAGCTGCAACTATTTATGCAAAAAGTGTTTTAGCTGAAAAAGAAGCTTTAAGTGCTAGACTTTCAAAATTAGATACAGGATTTGTATCTGAAAAAGAAAATAGAATTAAAGCAGGTATGGAAGCAGCTGTTGCAAAACTTGCAAAAGCTAGAGAAGAAAGTGATCTTAAAGCTGAAGTTGCTGCAAGTGCAGAAATTTCAAGACTAGGTTATGAAGAAGCAAGACTTGCTGATTTAAAAGCTAGACAAGCTGAACAGAAAACTGAAACTCCAATACCACAACAACAAATACAACAAGAAGTGGATGTGCCAAGACAAGTAGATTCTAGAGCAAGAGATTGGGCTAGAAAAAACGAATGGTTTAACAAAGATCCCATAATGACTGAAGGAGCAAAAGTAATACATAGACAGTTGACTGAAATTGAAGGATATGACCCTAATATTGAACCTGAAGAGTATTATTCAGAGGTAGATAGAAGAATAAGACTTGAATTTCCGCACAAGTTTGATACTAATGTTAATCAGGAATCGACTAGACCCACTCAAACTGTAGCTTCTGCTACGCGAGTAAATAAATCTTCTGGTCGCAAAATTGTGAAACTCACGCCTTCACAGGTAGCAATTGCTAAAAAATTAGGTGTGCCACTTAAAGACTATGCGGAACAATTAAAAATCACGGAAGGAGTATAAGCATGGAAAATCAAGATAAAAAAACTTCACGTGCGAGTCAGACTAGAGAAAAAACATCTCGACCAAAAGTCTGGGCTCCACCATCTTTATTAGATGCACCCCCTGCACCGGCAGGATTTGTACATAGATGGTTAAGAGCTGAGTCTATGGGATTCGACGATTCTAAAAACGTACAAGGTCGTATTAGATCTGGTTATGAATTAGTAAGAGCCGATGAATATAACGAAG